ATGCCCAGATTATAGACTGGTATTCCAGAACACTCCTCGAGTTTATAACAGAACCCATCTTCCTCGTGTGATCCAGTTGCAAATGCAGCTGAATTACCAGTAACCAGAATACAATTACCGACATGCTCTGGACTGATCATATCTTTTTGTTCACGATATCCGAAATAGTTGGTCTTGTATACGATTGGAATTAAAGTATCATCATCGTCCACATATCCAGCTTTCCGAATAAAGTCTTCAGTCTCGATACAATTATCGAGAGTATCTGGTCCAAAAAAATAAAATTCTGCATTGAGCAGACTCATAGGAGTTGCACGACCAAATGCATATGCTTCAGGTGGGAGTCGATAATTTGGTCGGTGTTTGCCTTGGCGCAGACAATGACGAGTGTCAAGATACATTTTCTTGACGTTAGAATCGTCTTTCGTGTGCTTTATAGCCATTGATCAACCAGTGGCTAATTCACACCACATATCCTTTTCCAGTTCGAATGCTTCTTTCAGGAATGATAGATTGCGAGCAATGTAGACATCTTTATCAAGTATCTCTTCATTCCAGTCGCTACGTTCTCTACAATTTTCTCTCCACATGTGAGAGCAAAAAGCATAGAAACCTGATTCTTTATCCAGTGATGACATTATAGATTTCCTCCCAGTTTTTAACAACTTTGAAATCTCCTTCAGCATGCATACTGTGTCCGTGCTCAAGGAGTAAACTATCATAACCCAGTTTAGAACCGAGTTCAGCGTTAGTAATTTTATCTTCGATCCAGTAACAACCTTCATATTCAAACGCCAAGTATCTTAGAATCTCATCTTTATCAGCACCAGTCTCAAGACAGTGTACCTCTGAAAAAGTACCAGAACCAAATAATTTGTTAAGGTTTCTTTCTCTTAGTTTCTGTGCATACTTATCTGAAGACAAACTGGTCACTGCTACAAATTTATAATTGTGTTTCTCAGCTAACTTTTTGATATAGTATTGAGCATCTCTCAGAGGTGGTAAGAACCCAATGGCAGCTGAAGCATTGAATTGTGCTACCAGCTTGTTTGAAAGTTCTTTAGTGATACCGAACCTTTTGTGAACACCATACATAAACTGATAACCTTCAACAGTCTGGTGTCCCATCTCTTTCATCCAACACATGAACGCTTCTTCCCAATCGAGACAGACGCCATCACAGTCAGTTAGTATGTATTTTTGTTTTTGTAACATTAGCTTATATATCCTGAATTAGATCCCCAAACTGCTTCCATGTCATCGTGTATCTCTTGGATATACATCTCAACAGATTCAAGGGCATAGCTTTGATCAGACTCAGGGAATGACTTCTTGACTTCTGCTACAACTTCCTCTTTTGGCTCGTTGTAAAAGTCTTGAGCAATCCTCTGACACTCATAAACAAATTGTCCCATTTTACTCATAATTTACCTCTCTATTATTATTTAGAAACCCTTTCTCCCACTCGCTAGTCTCTATGTTTCTAACGGACATACTCACCGCGAATAAAGAGAAAAGGTTTCGAATCATCATTATATAGACATTATACAGCATTTTGTGATCAATGTCAAGCGTTTTATTAATAAATCTCTGCCTCATCTAAGTTCAAATATGGCTTAATTTCGCCGTTTATTATGGCATGGACAAGTTCAACCGAGTCATAACTGTCACCACCGATATGCCAGTCATACTCTCCGACTGGTGTTCTACCACCAGATTTCCAGTTATAGACTGATGCCCTTACATATTCATTATCGATCTCGCCCTCTTCGTCTTTGAAGAAAACTTTACCCTCGATATACCAACAAGTCTGGACTTTTTCATCTGGATCCCCAGTGTCATAAGACGGTTTACCAAATAACTCTTTCAACTTGTAATAATCAGTAGTTATCTCACCCTGAAATGAAGTAGAGCCATTTAAATACTCTACGATCTCATATTCAACGTCTTCAGATTTAATTTCATCAACACATATCATAATTTACCTCTCTTGTTTTATTGAAACTTTGTAGCTAGTAACCTCATTGTCATTAGCTTTTGCGACTGCTATCACATTACGAACAAACGCTGTAGATTCTAAATCAATTGATTCTTTAGAATTAGCAGTCATACATTTGGCTCCAAAAGAACCATCAGAATAATTTACAGTTATATCAGCTTGATAAGTCATATTAGAAATCTCCTTTATCGACTTGTAAAACTCTCAACCCTTCCGCTCTGAACATATCAACGACTTGTTGTCTGTCGTCAACTGCCATAACTGGATTGAATCCATCTTCCTTCATCTTGATCAGAAAACCTTTTTTAAGTTCATCATCAGATCTGAAGTCAGTATCACCTCTCATGTACATGGCATCAAAGACAAGACCATTCATCATCAATTGCTTGAGAGTGGTGGCTCTTTGTCTTTTATTTCTACCAGTAGAAACAATAATCCTATTACCAGCATCTTTCAATGCTTTGGCTAGGGCAAATATCTCTTTATTGGGAGTGTCTTGCATGACGACTTCAGGATCTCTGAAGGCATCAAAGTCTTTAGGTCTTTGTGTTACGAAATGTCTCCTATGCTCGATATCCATAAGAGTACCGTCAACATCAAATATAACATCCATAATTTTCTCTCTCATTTATACACATATTCTACTACATTAGAGAAAAATGTCAAGCGTTTTTTTGTCTATAAATATAATTAAATTATGTGTAAAATGAGTTAGTTATGAGCCGTTCAACTAGATTTTTCGCCTTCAAATCAAGAGATGAGTTCTGGATTGTAGACGAAAACACACTTCAAGACGTACCAAAACCTCGCGAGATGCTGATCAAACTCTCCTCTGTAGAGTCGATTCGCGAGTATGTACTAACTCAAAACAAAACCAACTCTCCTATTGTAGATAGATGTCGAGATAGGACTGAATGGCATACGCCTGAAGGTCGTGAAAGAATACGACAAGCAAAAATGGGAGATAAACACCCTCATAAAAATGGTCTCAAAGATTCCCATCGAGAGAAAATTAGTAAAACAATGACTGGTACGAGGATTGGAGAGTTCAATCCAATGTATGGTCGCAAACATTCACCAGAGTCGATCGCCAAGATCCGTCAAAAAGCATTTGAACGACCAAAACGAAAGTGGTGTGTTGAACCTGATGGGAGTATGCATCTGATCAATGAAGATGCAGATTTACCAAACGGATGGCAATGGGGAAGATACTTCGACCCTTACAAACCTGTCTAGAATTTTATTGTGCTGGTCGGCTCCAGGATGGTAGCCATCTCTAGATCCACCATACCAATCAAACGGACTGTGATCAGCATAATGTAAATTGGTATCTCGACATATCCATTGTATCGCATCTAGATTCTTCGCTTTTTGAACCTCTACTTGTGGATCTAATGAAACATGCTCGAGAAATAGTTTTTCTTTGAAGTAACTTTCATCTGTGATTTCATGACCGCCCATCTTCTGAACAACGATTTGATGCCAGACTCCAGACGACCACCCAACACCATCTTTATCGAGAAACTCTTGACGATTTGGTGCTGGTTCTAAGAGCCATACGTTTTCTGGCTCGAGTATCGGAACCCAATAACCTAATAAACGTGTGATTGTATCAAGACCACATGATGCGTGAGATAGATTTACAAATTGATTTTTCTGCTCAGTTTGAACAAAGTGTTTGTATGCCCATCCATCTTCAATATTTTGACCAAAGGCGAGTGTGGTAGAATCTCCAATGTAAATGTCACAACCCTTTTCGACTTCATCCATTTCAATATCCATACGGAATCCATCTTGATTGAAGCGATATTCAATCGACTCACCCTCTTGGTCGAATTGTGCACGATCTGGAGTGTCCATGACAAACCATTTAACAGTCTGTCCGCGAACACCGTCGTGAAAATCAATCGGTTTTTGCAATTTTTTTCTTCCTTGTTTTCTTGGCAGGTGTTTTATTCCAATCAGTAACCCCAATATCTTTCAATATTTTTTCGAGTTTTGGATACTGTGTAAGTAAAGTTCCGTCTTTGACGTGTGTCAAAACTTCTGCTTCTTTCCAATGCAAACCTTCTAGGATTTGCAGCCAGTTCATTTCTTGTTTCCAAGTAGGAAGATTTTTCAGATTACCGTTTGGATCTAGGAATGTATTAATCCTTCTCCACTCCATCTGAATTGATGTATCACTCATTCCGTCTGGAATATCTTTGTCCAGTTTCACAGTTTCAGGCATACCTGAAGGTAAACCGAAATCTGCTTTGTCTGCACCGACTCCATATCTAACGAGGGGAACAACAGTTTGATTTGCTGATGCCCATTCTTTCAAACGAGCGATCTGTTCATCTTTTTTGGTGGCTTCAAATACCCATTCGAAACCCTCATTTGCTTGTCTAAATTTTTTAGCCATAATATATTTTCTCCATTGTCTCTCTATATATACTAGAAGTCATCAAGGACTTCCATCATATTTTTAAGACGAAACTTAACGAAATAATTTAACAGATGCTGACGACTTTTACCTTGTTGTCTTTTGTATTCATCTATTACTTCTTTTTTGATTTCGTCTGGTGTTAGTGCTAAGTCTACCAGTTGACGATTTCTTACATATCCAGATGCCATTTCACCATTCACAAACTGCTCTGGCTTTTGCTTCTTCCACTCAGCAAGGACAGCTTTACGAATTGGTTTCTGACGTTTACCCTCTGTGACAAATGTATCATCATCACTTAGAATATTTGGTATGCCGTCACCCTTATCACCAGTAATTATATGTTCCATCAATACTTCTTGTGCAGAGCCATTGATTTTTACCCAGCGTTTTTTGATTGGTGACCATTGTTTTACATTGCTGTATTTTTGTAGCTGTTGGAAATCGTGGTCGCCAGATAGAATTAGAAATGGCTTTGGTTCAGCAAACATCGGATGATCAGTCATTTCATTCTCTTGACTATACTCTACCAATGCACCGATAACATCATCTGCTTCTGCACCGTCCACATCAATTACTGGGTATGGAAGATACTCGTCTAACTCGCTACGAATCTGATGTAGTGCATCAAAGATAGATGACCAATCATGACCGCTAGACTCTCT